TATTCAAAAAACTACTATTCTTTTTTATGAAAGCAGTGCAATAGGAATCAACATCCCTATCCATTCTGAAGTGAGCGTGAGTATGTACCAACTGAATTATTGCCAAGAACCCAACACAGAGGGCTACAAAATGACATATAGGACTTGTGGCACAACATGTTAGGTTCTTTTTGAGGTTCATCAGAAGCTGTACTTGGTGCCAAGTTCAACTTTCCAATCACGAGAAGAATCTTCGTTGAAGATGTTCTCGTACTTACCATAAGCATCAAACTTATCGGTAATCTTCACTTTGGTGCCAACTTCAAGAGCAGTAAAGTTTTCCATGTCACCACCATCGGGGGAGACAACACCTACACCACCTTCAATATAAGGAGACAGTTTGCCTGCCTTGAAGGAATAGCCAACACGACCCTGGTGGACCGCCTTGGAGAAGTCTTCATCAGTTCCTTTGAACTCATGCTTGGACTTCACATAAGGACCTGCCATAGCAGGGGCAGCAACTACGGATGCTGCGAGAGCGAGAGCGAGAGCTTTCATTGGTTATATCTCCGAATCAGAAGTTGAACTTAGCGCCAGCCTTGGCACCGTAACCGTTGTCAGCACCGTCAATGCCAGTAGCGAAGGAAACTTCACCATACAGGGAGAGACGCTCGGTAGCAGCAACAGAAGCACCTGCCTTGCCAGAGAAGACGGTCTCGGACTCAGCACCGTCTGGGGAGACGAGGCTAGGACCACCTTGGATGTAGTATCCAACGGCACCAGAAGCACCTTCGTAACCAACGTGGAGGTCAGTGGTAGTACCAGTGTAGTCGCTACCAGCGAAACCAGAGTTAGCTTCCACGTTCACATAAGGACCTGCAAAAGCAGCACCAGCGAACAGGGGGGCAGCAGCGGCAGCTGCGAGAACAGATTTGAACATAATTGTTTCCTCGAATTTACTTGCGGAATGGTTACCCGCAGATGAAGGGTTGATTTCTCAACCGCAATACTAATATATACGAGATCGGTCCAAAAAACAAGACCCCTTGTGCCAGTTTTATATTCGGATAACCGATGGGTCAGTTAAGGAGAACTAATAATCCTTTTATACTAGTGTTACCAACAACAGACTGAATCTCAGAATTTCCTAGTAGTGTCTTCACAGAATAACTATTAAGTCTGTCTTTTACAAGTGGTGGTGTTGCTGGACCACCAGCAACAATGTGCTGCTCTACACCACCTACCCATACTTTATAGTCACCGAGAATCTTATGATTGACATGACCAGGAGAAATAGCGTTAATAGATGCTCTAGGATCAAATTGTACTGTAGTGTCTTCTGATACACCATATGTCATTCTCTGACCTAATATTACCTCTTTATCATTGTTGGTAATCTTCTCAACATTACCAGCATTCATAGTAATTGTACCACCACCATTCGAACCTGCTTGAATGAATACTTGAGACTTTCCAATTAGGAACAACTCTTCATCTGCTGTTATGACAATCTTTTGTGCTTTAATATGACGTTCACTGCCAACTGCTTCTTCTACAACATCACCATAAGCAATAATGTTTAGTGCTTGGTTTTCTTCATCATCACCAGCACTATATTCAATATCCGTTCTTTGTTCGTGTTTTTGTTGCTGTCCATGGGAATGAATACACAATTTACCACTACCAGGACCTTTCTCTACATTTCTCTCACCAGTGACAATAGTAATGGCACCACTAGATTGAAGTGCTATAAACCCACCATTGCTAGCAGGTCCATCAATCCTTAACGTTGCTGTTTGTCCATCAGGATACATGCGCTCATAAATCTCTGAGCGTGTCATAGCACCCTTGAAGGCAGTATTAAACCTAGGACCACTAGCAAGGTCCTGAGACTCATCTGGAGTCGTTTGTTTGAAAATACCAGTAGGGTAGTTATTAGCAGGTACAGCGTATGGCATTATGGGCAATCAACGTAACGTCCAGTTCCAATCTTGGTAGATCCAAGAGTAGTTAGTGCTTCAGTATCTAGACATGCTAGAGATGGTAGTAGTCTAGCACCGTATCCACCACCACCAACAAGTACAATCTCAGGGAACTCAGAGAATGTAAGTTGTCTATTCAAAGTTCTAGCACCAATAACAAATCCATCATCATTGATGATTGCTTCAGCAACACCAAGTTGTCCATTGACATACATCTCAGGTATTTCTGTATATCCTACACCAGGACTCAATACGGTAAAACTGTCAATGATACAACGAACACCAGCATCATCAGCAAGGTTCTTCTTATATCCATAACCAGGAGACTTAATACGAATCTCTGTAATAAATCCATCTTGATCTAATAAAGGAGTGGCTACAGCACCAATGCCCTCACCGCCAATCCAAACATATGGTGGTTCCTCCCAAGGATCACCAGGATCATCTACAGGTATCTCAATAATACCACCACTAGGATCCGTGATAACCTTATCAGGATTAACTGTAGGGACTCTAAAATCTTCAAATGTATTCTCTGGGGTTTCGCCTTCTCCCTCATCAAAATCTCCTAGATCATCATTTCCAATTCCATCATCTGTTGCCGTAATCAATACATCAACAGCAGCACCAGTTCCATTCAAAGTAAAGCGAAGAGTTTCTTCTTCTTCCACTACGCCATCTTCTTCTATTCCTACAGTTACTTTTGCAGTATTATTATTGATAACAAAGTTTCCAGTTAAATTACCACCAATAATATCACCAGACGTAATACCATTACCAGTCAGAGAGTAATAAAGAATAGTTCCATTATCTACATTTGTTGTAGTGATCGTGTAGATAATAAACTCACCCTCTGGACACGATGTTCTATTGGAAGATACTGAATATGTTGGATCATTATTTTCTGGAACCTCTATGTCCCCATAATCTGGATCTGATGGTTGATCTTCTCCTGGGAACGTATCATCAATTCCAGTGTTTGGATCTTCTGGTTTTGGAGTATAAGGATCATATGGATCCTTCAAATCTTTCTCGGTAATAGTACATTTGCCAATGTTTTTAATAAAATTGAGTTGTACTCCACTTCCTTCTGATGGAGAATTGTGTCTCAATCTGATATAAAAATCTTCATCTGCTTCTCTTTCTTCCGAATAAAGAGTATCAATGATAATAGTTTTTTGCGTCTCAGTTGGAGCAAATCCTAGGATACCTTCTGCTCCAATGTAATCCTCTCCCTCAGTAGCAGTTCCTTTCTTTAGTGTCTTATATGTAACAGATGAAGAAATTTCAGTATATCCGCTGCGTGTTACTACAAATTGTGCCTGTTCTCCTTCAGTAACAGTTATGTCGGCAATACTATAAGCAATTTTTTGTTTTTTGGTTGTTGATGTATTCCCACTGTTACTATTACTATTACTATTACCATCTTTTGGAACACCACCAGTAAATCCAACAGTAGTAATCGCCAATGGTGCTCCTGTATATGCTTCAGCACAGACATATTGTGTATAATCAGCACCAGTAGCAGGGAATAAATTGTCTATACTATCCAAGAGATTGTCAAGGAAGTCCTTATCATTATTATCTTTCTTCTTCTCACCATCAGTACAGACTGCTCTATACTTAGCACACTCATTATTTGGACCAGAACAAGAAATACCTAGCAAGTTCAAGACAAAGTTAATTGCTCCACCCAAAATATTGAGTGGTTCAGCAATAGCTCCTAGAATATCTTGTATTGGTCCCAAAACTTTAGCAAGAATATCCTCCATCAAAGAGTTAATCTTAGATAGAATACCATTAACTAAAGCATCAACTTGACATGCTGCAGCACGATAGATTTGATTAACATAACTCATTAAGACTTCTGTTAGCCACTTTGCCAAGCGATCTCCAAGATCTGCCATTTGACAACCAAGATCTTTTAAGATGTTATTGAACCACTCAGTAACAGGAGTTAAAATATTGCCAGTATCTGATGGATAGATTAGTGCTCTAATTAAATCTTTTACAGCATTGGTAAGTTTTTCAATAACAAATCCTTTGACTTTCGCAACAAATTTACGAACAATTTTTAAAATTTTATTGACATACTTCCTAGCAATACCAACACCACTGTTGATAGTGCCATTGATAGGACTAACCAAATATGTTCCAATATTTCCACCGTTTCTCTGTATTTCAGCAAGAAACTCGCCCAATAGAATCGTTGTTTTTGTTTTAATGTCTTCTTTATCACACTTCTCTGCTACAGACTGACACCATTTTTCGTCTTTTTCTCCATTATGCTTTCTATCTGCGGGTGGAACTCTAGGACCATCAGCATTTGATGTACCATCTTCTAGAGCACCAGTAGTTTTATTAGTTTCCCCTTCACCACCTTCTTGATTTTCTGGTGCTGGTTGTCCGTCCGTTGCTGGATTTACCTGAGCTGCTGTAGTATTGTTATACGTTTGAAAAGATTCAGTATCTCCTGGTCTTTCACTCTTTGAGATAGTTGTAGCACCAGGAGTCTGACCGATAGAACCCATAATAATGGGTTTCTGTTTATCATTGTCTAAGTAAAAACCAACGACCCAACATCCCTTGATAAGTTGAGGATGTGCTCCACCAACATTACCAGGCATGAAGGGTACATTGACTGGCATCATCACATTAGCCCATGGCAAGTCTTTCGTATCAAGGATCTCCTTACTCTTAGGATGATCTCCTACGATACGAACTTTGAAACGATAACCACCTTTGTTATTTTTCTCGTCTCTAGCAGTTCCTTCTACTTGCCCCACCCACCAGTTGAATCCATCAGATCCGACACGTTGAGTTGGAATCAATTGTGATAATAACTGATCCATATCAATCAATCATCGTAAATTAAACATTCTGGTTCAGAAGGATTGGCATCACAATACAACTCAAGTGAAGTTGGATCATGATGATCTTCTGGGTGACGCTCTGCATATGATTCCAGATCTTCCAGTTCTTCCTCAATATGACGACGACGTTGTGGTGAAAGTTGAGGATTGGAAAGTTCCTCTTTGTCTGCCGCAATATGCTGTTCAATACTATCCATTCTTAGTTACCTCCGTATACGTTATTTAGTGCCATGATTTGATGGTCTGTCCTTTAGACCATACGAGTCTCTCATTAGTCTGAGAGTAGTTAAAAATTGTCCGTTAGTTCCAACAGTAGTGTCATATGTGTGAGTAACCTCAGCAATTAAATAAACACCGCTGCTTTCTGGATCATACGGATCTTTTCGTGCTTCACTTCCTGGCAACTTATTAATCAATCTAATATCAATCTTATCTCCCGCACAAATTTCGGGATTGCCTGGAATTACAATAGTACAATTTTGATTTTTTAACAACTCATATCTTGCTATAGATTGTGCTGCGTAAAACTTCTGCCAATCAGCGAATTTGGTTGGATCTGTTCCACCATCTTTTGGGTCTGGTGAGGCAGGTTTTGCTTCATTATACCAAGTCTCGTGATCTAGAAACACAGACATAATTCTAGTCGGATAATCAGATAATTCAATCTGATTTGAGGGGATCAACGTCAAACCTTCCTGACCGCCTAGATGTGCCATATTATCATAACTATCTTTAATCTTATAAACATATTCTTCATATTGTCCCGTAGAATGATTAAAGAATACCATCATTGATGAAAACTTACCTTTTCTCAATGAAGAAAGCATATTGATTTCAGAGTTAAAAACAGATTCGTAAATAGTGAATCTCTCATCAGCACCATCATCCTGATTGCCCAATCTTTCTACATACGGACCCCAAGATTGAGATTTCAATTTCTTTGATTTCAATTTGCTATTATCATCGGCACATAAAGAATCTACAGCAAAAAAATTATATCCACGCTTAGATTCCCAAAAGAAAAATCCACCCGTTCCTTTCACTTGCTGTGCTGTTTCATTCTTGTTACTACTGTTTGTAGATGTATAATTTGCTTGTGGCGATACTGCTTTTACTGCTAACGAAGCGATAATATCAAATGGTCTGCGTCTATTGGGAATTAATTTTGTCTCGAATTTAGATGGTTCCGAAAAAATATCTTTCGGTGCCTTTAACGTATTTTTGATAAGATCTATAATAATACTTTCTGGATTACCAGAAAGTGGTTTATTTACTCTAGTAACCTCATTAATTAGAGCCTCAGAAGAAATTAATCCAAGTGTATATGCTTGCTTTTGTTGTCTGACAAATCTATTTTCAAGTGTCCAAATAACCATCTTATAAGTAATAGGTTCTTCTTTGATAGAAGTTTGAGATGTAATTTCAACAGTTTCGCCACCCTGAATAGGTAGTCCAGATAATAATCCAGCACTATCAACAACTACCATTGTTGCTGACAAAAATGGGTTAGTAATATTTTCAACGTAATTGAATGTATTAATTAACTGTCTAATTTCATATGGTTTTTTTCCATTATTAGGAAAAATTCTCACACTCTTTAGACGAAAATCTGTATTAGATCCGAATTTTTCCATTATCCGATAGTCCTCAAACTAAGATCACTAAAAGGACTTGTTCCTGTATCTCTACTACTAATTCCAATAGGAACAGATCCTGGTGAATTTCCACCCCCTCCATTTTGTCCTCCAGTAACATATGTATTATTGATAATTGTTGCTCCACCACCAACATTTGCCATAGCAATTTCTGTTGATTTAGTTGCCAATGCAGTAGATTTATCTGCTTCTGGTGGAATCAATCCATCAGCACTCGCCCGTGATTGTGATTGTAAATATTTTTTGCCTGCTTCTTCCAATCTTGGTTTCAACCACTCATTCTTTCCAGTAGTATTAATCTCTTGATTTCCAAATGGTTTTGGTCTATAAATCCTCCACTTTTCCTCAGATCCTTCTTTAACTCTTCTGGCAAAAATTCCGTCACCAAGATTCAAAGATCCAGATTGTTGTGGCGACAATCCATAGTCAGGCATTCCTTTAGTCCAATCCTTTGGTTCTGGTTTATCATCATCATCACCACCACCATCACCACCTTCACTATTGAGTTTTTTTTCTTTTTCCAGTGCTTTAGCAATAGTCTCTGGACTAATTGAAGCAGCATTTTTACCACGAGCTCCTTTATATAAACTATCCCCCTTCTTAATATCAATTACTGGATACTCACCATTATATTCACCTTTCTTCATATCATATGGAACACCCACAGAAGCAAATTCTGCTGCTAATGCCAATTGTGCCTTTTCTAATGACGATCCTGCAGCACCAGTTAAAAACTTGCCGACAGATGGTCTTTTATAATTAACGGTATATTCTTTGAACTTATCTTGAGTTTCTTCATTGAAAACATCATCTCTACTGATTCCCATATTTTGTACAAACTCTTTCATTGTGCCTGGGATAATTTGATACTTACCAACAGCAAAAAGGCTTCCGCGCTGAGCATCCATAATTTCACCAACTGTCAT